GTGGTTATAGATTAGGAAAAGACTATTATGTTCAATTTAATTTAATTTATAAGCCAAATTGGTTTCATCGTACTATGATGAGATTGTGTTTTGGATATAAATGGGTAAACCTTTAACACCAAAGAGAGATGAAAGAAGATAACACGCCAAGCATTATAGACTTGTGCAATAGAGACAGAGAGACTTATGGTATTGAGAATGATTAGTGCCTACCTTCGCAAGAAGCGACACATAAAAACAACAGAGGCATACCTAGATATGCTAATGCTAGACAACATCAACCTAAGCATACAGGCAAGTAGGTTCGGATGGAGTGACGAGATACAGAACCAGCTAACCAACTCAGCCCTGCTCATACGCAAGTACCAGAGGAGACTGAGACTAATAAGAATGTAATGAGCAAGAGCCAACAAATCCTAGTCAACAGGAAAAACCTAGAGATGTTTATAAGCATCCTAACACAAGTACACCTACGAGGTCAGCTGTCAGCAGATGAGTCTGCCTTCCTAGCCAAGTTTGTAGACCTACCTCCTGCACCTCAACAGCCTAACAGGTCACAGCGTAGGCTGAACCAGAAGGTGATAAATGATATCATCAGAGAGGAGCGCAAACGCAATATGAAAAAATAGGGTTTTATAATTATGCAAAGAGTCAATATTCAAGAGGTTAGGTTAAACGACACCAACCCACGATACATCAAAGACCACAAATTCGAGAAACTAGTAAAGAGCATCAAGGAGTTCCCTCAGATGCTGGACTTACGACCTATCGTAGTCAATCAGGATATGATTGTCTTAGGAGGCAATATGAGACTACGAGCTTGTAGAGAGGCAGGGCTAACGGAAGTGCCTATCATCTACGCTGACAACCTAACCGAAGAACAGCAGAAGGAGTTTGTCATCAAAGACAACTCTAGCTTCGGTGAGTGGGATTGGGATATACTAGCCAATGAATGGGACACGGAGCAGCTCATAGATTGGGGTATGGATATACCCGATGATTGGGCAGTAGATGAGGTACTAGAAGCGGAGGAGGATAACTACGAAGCAGCAGATGATATACAAACAGACATCGTACTAGGAGACCTTATAGAGATAGGAGAGCATAGACTACTCTGTGGAGATTCAACGGATAGCGACCAAGTGGCTAAGTTGATGAATGGGGAGAAGGTTCAATTACTTTTTACTGACCCTCCTTATAATGTAGCCTTCAATGGTCGTAGTGGTAAACACGATGTCATATTAAATGACAAGCTATCAGATTCGGATTTCAAAGACTTTATAGATGGGTTTATTTCTATCGTACACTTTTTGAATCCAGAAAACTATTACATATGGTGTAACTGGAAATTCTATGGTATCCTTCAAGGTTCTTTAGATTATAAAGCCTGTATCGTATGGGCTAAGAATGTTTTTGGTTTAGGCAAGGGTTATAGACATCAACACGAATTCTGTTTATTTAACGGAAGTATAGATGATGATGTAAAGAATGAATCAGACTTGTGGGAGGCAAAGAAAGATACAAGGTATATGCACCCTACTCAAAAGCCAATAGAACTTGCAGCTAGAGCATTAGGCAATCATAAAAACATACAGAGTGTAGTTGATTTGTTTATGGGTTCTGGCTCTACTATGGTAGCAGCACATCAACTCAAGCGCAAGTGCTATGGTATGGAATTAGACCCTAAGTACTGTCAGGTGATTGTAGACCGAATGAAGAAACTAGACCCTTCACTTGAGGTTAAGATTAACGGAGAAGTGATTGACTAAATTTGACACATTAAAAATGGATAGCACACAGGAACACAAGAAGGCAATGCTCAAGTCCTTAGAGAAGAATCTAGGGGTGGTAACCTCTGCCTGTAAGTCAGTAGGCATATCTAGGCAGACACACTACAACTGGCTCAAGGATGACCCAGAGTATAAAGCAGCAGTCGATGAACTAGAGAACGTAGCACTAGACTACGCAGAGAGCAAACTACACAACCAAATAACAAAGGAGAACCCTACAGCTATTATCTTCTACCTAAAGACTAAAGGCAAGAAGCGTGGCTATGTGGAACGACAGGAAATATCGCACGAGGGTATTCAGACATTCACCATTGAGGAACTAGATGGCGAAGATTCCAGTCAATAAAGTTTACGGTCATCTTAAGAGGTCGAATAAGAAGATAGTAGTCGAGCAGGGCGGTACACGTAGCGGCAAGACCTACAACATCTTACTCTGGCTCATCTTTTACTACTGTACTAAGAACACAGGCAAGACAGTTACCATCGCAAGAAAAACTTTCCCAGCGGTGCGTAGCTCTGTAATGCGTGACTTTTTTGACATACTGAAACAGCACAACCTATATTTAGAAGAAGGCCATAACAAATCAAACAGCGAATACATACTAAATGGTAACCTCATAGAATTTGTATCTCTTGACCAGCCTCAGAAGATTAGAGGGCGAAAGCGTGACCTAGCCTTTTTGAACGAGGCTAACGAGTTGAGCTTTGAGGACTGGCAACAGATAGTATTCCGTACCAACGGCAGAATCATACTCGACTACAACCCCTCTGACACCTATCACTGGATATACGATAGGGTCATCCCTCGTGAGGATGTGGACTTCTACCAAACCACCTACCTAGACAATCCCTTCCTTGACGAGACAATCAAGGAGGAGATAGAGAGACTGAAGGAGACGGACGAACACTACTGGCGTGTCTATGGACTAGGAGAGCGAGGCACTAACCGAGCGCAAGTGTTCCAATTCACAACCCTACAGCAAGTACCTACCTCAGCCAAGTTCCTATCCTATGGTCTGGACTTCGGATTCACCAACGACCCTAGCGCATTGGTGCGCTGTTACCAAGATGGGAACAACCTATACTTCGAGGAGATGCTATACAGCACCAACCTCACCAACCACGACCTAGCAGTACGCTTCAATGATATAGGGGTAGGTAGATATGAGGAGATATTTGCAGACTCGGCAGAGCCTAAGAGTATCGAGGAGCTGCACAGGATGGGCTGGAATATCAAGCCTACTACTAAGGGTACGGATAGTGTCAACGCTGGTATTGATATGCTCAAGCGTTACAAGCTCCACATCGTAGGGGCTAACTTGATGAAGGAGATGGAGAACTATAGATGGATGGAGGACAAGAATGGCAACCTCCTTAATAAGCCAATGGACAAATGGAATCACCTTATCGATGCAGCGAGATACGGTGTATACAATAAATTAAGCAAACCGAACTATGGAAGATACGCAATCCGTTAAGCTACAAGTACCAGAGAGTCTAGCAGACATACCTATCAGTAAGTACAAGAAGTTCATCGCTATGGCGAATGAGGACAATGGTGATGAACAAGCACTCTATCACTTCTGCGGTCTTACACCAGACCAGCAGGAGCGTATGAAGGTAGCAGACAAGAACCGCCTACGCCTTATATTATCTACTGCACTACAAGAGAAACCAGCTCTAGTACAGACCTTCGAGTTCAAAGGAGTCAAGTATGGCTTACATCCCAAGATAGAGGACATCAGTATGGGTGAGTATGTAGACCTTGACGAGCTACTGAAAGAGCCGTACAAGAACGCAGAGAAGGTGCTAGGCATCCTCTACCGTCCTATCACTTCTAAGAAGTTTGGCAAGTACCTCATCGAAAACTACGACCCAGACAAGCACACAGGCGAGGGCTTTGACGAGCTAGGCACGAACATACTACTAGGGTGTATGCTTTTTTTTTATCGTTTAGAAATCGCCTTGCAGATAACTTTCCTTCGATATTTACAGAAGGAGCAGATGACGAACCAGCCTTCGACAGACAGACCCAGTTCTCTAAAAAGTGGGGCTGGTATAGCGCAATCCATCAAATTGCTGGAGGCGATATCACGAAGTTTGACCAAGTAACAGAGCTGCCTATGCGTACCTGTCTCACCTATCTAGAGTTCGTGATGGATAAGGGAGATGTTGAAAAGTCTCTAGCCAATTCAAAAAGAAGGTAGGATATTAAGAATCTTTTGTGTATTATTGTTTCATATTAATCAATACACAAGAGAGATGAACTTGTACGAACAACTTACACAGCCTCACAGAGACAAGCTACAAGAGGAGGCAGACAAGTACCCCACAACAGGGAAACTATTGAAACACGCCCTAGAGCATAACAGCTCAATGATGGGGTTGACTATCAAGGAAGCGATGGACATACACACCATCTTCTTCCCTTTCGAGCCGTTCTCATTGTCTAACCTATTTAGCCTAGTGTGATGGACTACTTAGACTGGGAACTAGCGGTGTACCAAGACTACGAAGGTCGTATGTGCGACATCTGTGGGGAGTACAATGATGATGACTGGCGGTGCGAATGCTGTCACGATTGCAATAAAACCTCGTGCGAATGCGAGGAAGAAGATATACATTTGGGTATATAGTGGTGGTTCGCTATATAGGTTTGGTTGAGAGGGGGCAGTAGCTCCCTCTTTTTTTATCCCATCTTTTACGGATGGGGTTTTTTAATTGTATGAAGAAAGGATACTACCAAATAACTGAGGCACTTAAAACAGCAGCCGAATCTAACGACCACATCAATCAAGTAAGCTGGGGCAA